TTTCCGAGCGTCGCACGATATTGCGAGACGGACACCAGAGGATTGTTCGGGCCTAGCGTCTGCATGAGTTGCTCTTGTTTCGCAAGAACCATACTGAGCATGGCCATCCTTTGTTCCATGCTCCCCGTACCAAGTCCGACATTCACTGATACATCGTATTGGTTCGACCACTCTCTTGGGTCGTACTGGACGTACTCCCCACGCATCCGAATCAAAACTGCTTTGTCCTGGTATCTGCATAGAAGATGTAAAAGTCCTTTGAATAAGTCTTTTACGCCTGTTTCTGCAAATATCCTAGCGATGAGTTCTATCTTGCCCTGTGAGGCTTGCGTAAGAGCCGCTATCGCCGCAGCGGTCACGTTTTGTAGGATGTTGGGGTCTAACCCTTGGGAAGCCTCGGTAACGCCCGTACGCTTGGCCTGGATCTGATCCAGGTACTCCATGAAAGGGAATACCTGCTGAGCAACAGGATTAACTGTAATCGGTACAAGTGCAGCGGGATTCTTCATCCTCACTACACCTCCAGGGGTCACCGACATAAGGTCATCGAGATTAACCTGACCCTCTACAGCACCCATCCGAGTATTGTTCTGTAGGTACAGGTTATCAAGCATCTGCCTCGTTAAAGTAGTCTTGATAAGCTGGAGATCAACTGTACGATCAGCAGGACAATCCCCAAAAAAGCGATGAGGTATCGGAATAGGACAGAGGGTGTAAAACGGCACATAGTCAGTTTCTTCGTTACTTAGGATTTCATTCCCGGAAAAATGAACCCGTCTAAGTTCTGCGATCCCATCTCCGTCGTAGTCTGTCTTTAAGTAGCACTCAAACACTTCAACCGTCTGCATGGACTTGTCGAGGCTTGGCTCCATGTAGGGCTGTTCGTCTCGGTTGTATCGAGCTATGTATTCAGCAGAAAACTCAAGGTCGTTGTAAACCGGAAGGTTCATCACGATCTCAGGATCAAACCCCATCGCAACCAGATCAGACCTTGTGATGAGCTTTCTATGTGCAACGAAAGGTGTGTCCCTGACAGTCTTTCCTGCCTTTGAGATCAAGAACTCTTCGGGCGGCACATTCTCGATCTTGATCTTTCCTGACTTGGTTTGCTTCATCAACGCGACGTTATGGACGCGCATCATTTGACCGTCAATCTCTTGCTCAATCGTCTCTTGGGCAGCGATCTCCATCGTCCCGTCAGACATAATCATGGCGAGTTCGTCGTCTGTCAGGTTTGCGTACTGCTCCTTTGTGACCGAAATCGAATCATCCCAGTAGGCTTTGATGATCCCGACCTTTTGAAGGATTGCGTCCTTGAACCAGTCGTGCATGATCGAAATACCTGGGTTTTGTTTCATCAGCACCCAGTTGCAATATTCGGTGGCTTGCATTGCCATCGGCTCATCGCCTGGGCCTACAGGCTCGAACACGCCAATCTCATCAGCAGACGTAAACAAACGCATGAGAGGCGGAAGCATCCCGTCGATAGCTTCTGCAACCTCTCCGGTTACGATCTGGCTGCGACCCTCTACCTCATTACCGTAGGGATCACGCATATAAGCCGTGAGCGCGTTCTTACGCTGCTCGACCGTCTCGGTCTCAAGAAAGCCTATCGCGTTGTCGATTTCGCCTTGAAGTATTGCTTTAAGTCTACCGTCGTCCATTACACCACCCAGCTTACGTTAGGTTTCAGAGGTTTAGACCAAGATGTTGTCTCGGACATGCCAACCGCAAGATACCGAAATGCGTCAGAAGCATGAGATGCCCAATCGTGAAGAGGTTTGTCCCAGTAAACTTGACGCTTATCGTCGTATTGTCGCCGATAATTCCTTAGCGCGTCCACTCCACGCTTAGTCTTGGAGTCGAACCAACAATAAGGAATCAGCCTTCTCACGGCTTGTATCCCATCGTCAACACTCATTCTCGGCACAATCGTGATGTTTAACCCTGCTTCTTGTAGGAGTTCCATCCTTGAGCGTCCAGTGCCTAACTCCCTGACTTGTACATCGTGAGGAAGCAACTGCTCGGCTAATTCGTAATGGTTCGTTCTCAGCCAGTTCACATACCAGTCAAGCCCCTGACCGTGGTTCTCCACAAAGTCAATAAGTCGTGTCTCTAGGCCAACTCTCTGGCAAACCCAGATCGCAGTGGAGTCACCTATACCTAGATCCCAGGCGCAATAAGTCTTAGCTAAACCATCTACAGGGATGTCGTGGAATCGCTCAGACGGTAGCTCATTGAGAAGTTGCCCGTAGTAACTTCCCTCGATTGCACTGTCAAAGGAACACTCAAACTCTTGTAGGTACTTGTCGTCTCCCATTTCAGACTTGGCTGCGTCGAGTTCAGCCTGAGGGATAAGACCGGTTTCGGATGCTCGGAACTCAAGCAGCGCCCAATCGTTATGCTGCTCTGCATGGTCTCTCAGGGTCTTGAAGTGGTTGTTTCCCTTTGGGGTTCCGAGGAATAACGCCCATCCCATTCTGTCCGACAGGGCAGGACGAACCACTTCCGACCAAATTTTAGGGTTCTGGTCTCCAAACTCATCGAATACAACGCCGTCAAAATACTGTCCACGTAGAGAGTCTGGGTTATCAGATCCTGCAAGCTGAATCCTTCTGCCCCAGAAATCAACCCGTAGCTCCGCAATATTGGCAGTGGCGTTAAGTGGTTGGGTAAACTTGAGGAGGTAATCCCAGATAACTCGTTTGGTCTGGGAATAGGTAGGCCCGATGTAAGCATATCGGGGAGCCTCGCGGTTATTTTGTATCGCCTCGCGTATAAGGTGATTAACCGCGGAGACCGACTTTCCTAATCTTCTGTGAGCCACTACAACAGCAAAACGTTTCTCTCCTAACGCGTCATGAATCCTTAGCTGCTGAGGCCTTGGCGCATAAGGAATAATTATTCTGGTTGCGCCCATGAGATCTGCATCGCAACTGGTTGACCATTCTCACCTGTTATCTCGTGCTTAACGCTCTCATGCCATTTAGCCCTTGTCTTTAGCCAAAAGATCATCGCCGTGGTATTTCCTGACATGGCTTGTTGATAAAGGCTTTTAGCTACCGCGGCATTAGCATCTACGCGACCGTCATCAAGCTCCCTCTTGTAATACTTGACAAGCGTATCCGCGCTTAGGTCTACCTTTGCGGCAATATCCTCGTGACGAACGCCAACCGCAGCCAGCCCTCTGACTAGCTTTCTGTTCTCATCCGTTGGTTCATGCAACACGCCCTGCATATTTTTAACTCCGAAAGTTAGTGCTCACTAACTAATTCAGCCTTCTTTCCGGTGAATTCTTCCCATCGCTTGACGATGACATCGCAGTATTTTGGGTCTAGTTCCATCAGATATGCAACTCGACCGGTTTTTTCACACGCTATCATCGTAGATCCAGAACCGCCAAAACAATCTAAAACATAACGCTTATCTATTTGGTCGTTTATAGCCATTTCAATCAATTCAACTGGTTTCATAGTTGGATGCACTGTATTTTTTTGTCTTTTTAATGTCCAGACATCACCACGCAGTGTTTTATGACCACCGTAATCTCCGTAATACCAAATAAGTTCATGCTGTTTATAATATTTGTCTAAATGCTGCGCTGGATTTACTTTATCCCAGACGATCATAGCTTTAGGTTTCCTGCCTATGTCAGTCATCGCCTCCCTGAAAAGATGAGCAAATTGCCACGAGCAGCAGACATACATAGTTTCACAACCATACAAAGACTGACGTAAAAAGTCTTTAAAGTTATCTTCATTCATCCTGTCATTTTTTATTTTTCTTTTGTCGTTAACACCCGAATAGTCTATGTTGTAAGGCGGATCAGTAAAAATCATTTCCGGTCTGACACCATTTAACAACTTGTCAACCGCATCAACGCTCGTACTATCGCCGCACATAAGCCTATGCTTGCCTAGTATCCAGATGTCTCCGGGCTTTGTAATAGGCTCCTCTGGAGTCTCAGGTACGGCATCCTCATCTGTAAGCCCTTCTGTAGGTTCTAACAAGTTCAGCAGCCCGTCTAACTCTTCCTTACTGAAGCCTAGCATCTCGAGGTCAACACCTTCTATCTCGAGTTCTTGCAACTCCAGTTTGAGTAAGTCGTTATCCCACCCTGCGTTCAGGGCCAGCCTGTTATCTGCAAGGATGTATGCTTTGCGTTGAGTGTCGCTTAAATGAGACAGTCTAACAACAGGAACCTCGGCTAGACCTAACTTTCTCGCCGCGGCTAACCTTCCGTGGCCTGCAACGATTGACTGATCGTCTGCTATCAAGATCGGGTTGTTAAACCCAAACTCCTTGATAGATGCTGCTATTTGTGCAACTTGTGCGTCGTCATGCGTCCTTGCGTTTCGTGCATAGGGTAGCAATTGACCAATAGAAACCATTTCGATTTGATTCACCGTATTCTCCGTCGGAGGTCATCGGTTTTTATTCCTCGCAGAGATTGCCTTTGCTTTCGCTCTTGCATCTTCCTTAGAACTCGCACCCCATGCCTTTAGGCTAAGTAAGAGTCTAGTAGGGCTACCATCTGGCTTACGTTCCGGCCCAGGCATGTTACCCATTCTCGCTAGGAAAGACGCTCTGCGCGGGTTATCGCCGCTTTTCACGGGAGCCTTCAGGTTAGACCCAGGGTTTGCAGCCTCGTAAGACTTCCGACCCCTCTCGTTCAGGCCACCCTTAGCGTTCTTACCCTCTTTCCTAGTCCAGGCGGCAGTCATTTCTTTCTCTTTACACCGGCTTCAGAAAGCGCAATCGCACGAGCCTGGGAAGAGCTTTTTACAATCGGGCCACCTTTGCCTGAATGTAGCTTGCCAGCCTTGAACTCGTTGTAAACCTTACTGATCTTCTTCTCAGCCTTGGTCTTTTTCATTTCTTCCTCGCCGCTCTCATATTGTCCACAAGATTCGGGTAAGGTCTGCCAGCAGATGCGGCCATAGCCTTAGCGGACTTCTTCTCAGACTTGGAAAGAGGTTCACTCTTCCCCAGCTTCTTCGGTCTCGCCTTCTCCCATATCGCTTTCTTCATCGTCTGCCTCGTCTGTGATAGGCCCACCAGTTACCCACGCCGCACAAGTTCTCAGCGCAGCGCACTTAAAGTCAAATATCTCGCAGAAACCAAGATCGCCAGCATCGACCGCCGACCAGTCATCTTCTTCGCCTAAACCCTTCTCAATACAGTCAAGCATGGACTGCTTTTGATTGAAGGCAGCGCAGTTACCGCAACGAGACTTCTTTGCTTGCTCACCAGAAACACGCCACTTAGCACCCATATCGCGCCAATACTGACTGTTAGGCTCGTTAGGGTTCATAGGCCCGTACTGAGCCTTGTCTATCGCTTTCTGACGGTTCTTGAGGTTAACCTCGATGTCTTGTGTCGCAACAGGACAATCTGAATACTCTTCGTCGTCGCCGTTCTTAAGGACGATCATCACTTTAGGGGAAAGCAAGCCTTTCATTTCTTTTCCTTGGGTTGCAATGGAATACCTACTTTCCTGTCGTACCTAATGGGTACAGGAGGCACTTTCATTCGGTAGGGAGACGGTAGTGTCTTGCTATCCCTGGTTCGTTTTTCCACAGCCATATTGCTGCCTCCTTGATGTTCTTGGAGTCGTCCTTGCCCACACTTTGACTGCCTGCGTGGTGGACGTAACTCCTTGAAACAAAATGCTTAAAGTCCAATACCGTAAGTGTATGACAAAAGACGTTATCTGAAAACCAGTTGATCGGAGGAAACCTGACCGCTTGGAAGGCTTCCTTGGTCACAAAAGCAAAGATCGGCGCAATCACACCCGTTTCTTTGATCGTCTGTTCTTCTGCCCACTTTAACCCGTGTCTTGCACCACCCTCGAACCGGATGTTCTGGGCTTCCAAGATGTAATCCGACCTCGCTCCCAAAACCCCAATCTTATGCCCTGCCTTCTGTAGATGATCTGCATCCTCAAGAATGAGTCTATAAGAGTCTGGAGTCAAACAGATGTCGTCGTTGGCAATGATGACTGCATCGTGTGAGTTAAATGCGTCATCCATGATCCGGTTGTAGGCATCACCAAAGTTACCCGACGAGTTGAGTACCCATTTGTAAACTCGTTCGTCCATTGTCTCGGCCCGACTCGACAGATATACAGGCGCATCTTTGGCGTAAAGTTTGATTGACGACAACGTGATTTCAAGACTTGGACTCCCCACCGTACATATCAGTATCGGACACTTTCTCATACCCCTCCATTCTGTGGCCTGCAACCACCTTAAAATATTCGTTATCCATCAATGGTTTATCGCAACCGTTAACCACAATTCCGTTTAACTCAGCCCAGACAGGAAACGACAATTGATCGTGCACAGACCACTCTTTGATCTCTTGCCACCAGTGGTCGAGAAACTTTCCTACCGTGTCTGAGCGAAGGTAACCCCCGTTCCAGCACATAACCCCTGTTGCGATCTGTCCTGCCTGCTCCGGCCAGCCCATTTGCCGGTAATGCTCAACCTGCTCTCGAATAGGTTGGTTGACGTACTTCCTCATGTTCCATGATTCTTCAGCCTCCTCGTAAATACAGTTCCTCCAGGGATGCTGGAAGGCTGCAAGCGTATCTCCGGCTTGGGAAATCATGTACTTCACAAAGTCAGGGCTTGTGATCCTGATCGACCCGTCTATCCAAATTACATAGTCCTCGTCTGGAAAGTACTCGTTTATGTGGGTCTTGTAGTACCGAGCCTCCAATCTCGCCTCTCTTTTTGGATGGATGACCAACTGCTTCCATCCCTGTGCATCAGGAATGGTGTCCAGGATCGCGTAGAAGTCCGTAGGAACGCTTTGTTTGACCGCGTAATGTAGTGGGTCATGCGACCCGAAAATTGCGCTAAAAACGGCTGCTTTCATACAAAAAAATGCCCAACACAGAGTCGGGC